CTATGCCGCCGGCGCCGGCGGGATCTGATACTCGTCGAACCTCACGACCTCGTCGCCGAGCCAGTCGTTCAGCTCGGCGAACCGCGCCTGCAGCGGCTGGATTTCATTCCGCCCGAACACGCGCGCGGCCGTGTCCGGCGTGCCGAATCCTCCCGAGTTGCTCGGCACGATGCCGAGCAACTGCGGCGGCACGCGGTGCGCGGCGAGCAGGTCGTCGCGAGTCACGTTCTTGATGTTGAAGAACTCGTCCTTCGCGGCGACCTCAGACACCGGGATGAGCTGGATGCCGTCCTTCTTGCCATTCGGCGCGTACATGAACACGTTGCGGAAGTTGCCCGGCCCCTTCGCGTTCTTCAGCGCCTCCCGCATGTTGTCGACGTCCTCCTGCTTCTGTGCGGCGTCGGTCATGTACAGGATGAAGCCGGCGTGGCTGCCGTTCTCATAGTACTTCCGCCGGAACAGCGTCGACGATTCGTTCAGCCAAGCCGAATGAAGCGAGCTGAGATATTCCGGCAAGCCGTACAGTTCCTGGTTGATGTCCGGTCGCATGAGCTGGAACACGCTGCCGGGCTCGAATTCGTGCCGATCCTGCCAGCCGTTCACGTACACGAAGCCGCTGAAATCCGCTTTGCGCCGCGTGTACTTCGCGAGTGCGGGCTCGAACCGCAACGTGCCGCCGAGCTGGTTCTTGCGGCGCTCCAGGTAGCCGTTGCCGAACGTCAGGAAGTCAAGCGCCCATCGCTCGAACGCCTGGCGCGACAGCCATTTGTGCGGCCGGAACGTTGACGCAAGCACGTTCGCTTTGAAGAACAGCGCCGAGCTGTGATGCGTGCTCGCGCGAAACGACTTCGCCAGGCCGGCGAAGCTGACCGGCGGCTCGAACCATTCGCCGTTCGACCAGCACTCGACGTAATCGAGAATCTCGGCCCGGTTCATTACCGGTGTCGGGTCGTCGAAGGTGAACACCTCGGCGCGCGCCGGCGCGGCGCCGGCGGCGCTCGAATTCGGCGCGGCCGCGAACGTGCGCGGCGCGCGCGATCGGCGCTTGCTCATGAATAGAACTCCGTGAAAGATGAAGAATTGATGCCGCCGCCGGCGAGCGGCTCGCGGTCGATCGCGTGCAGGCACGCCCACGCCAGATCCGCGTGGCCCGTCTCCTCGTTGCGGTCGGCCGTGTAGGTCGCCTGGCGGCCGCTCGCCGTCATGGTTTGCTTGATCGCCATGAACGCCGCGGCCAGGTCTGTCCAGCCTGCATCGAACTGAAGGCGGCCATTGCGGATGACGGACTGCCCCTTCAACACTAGGCGGGTCTTTACTTCGGGCGAGTAGTTCAGCGCGACCGCGGCCGGATAGAACTTCCGCACGAGCTGATAGACCCCCTGCCCCATACCTGTCGTATCGATCGCGATGTAGCCGACGTTGTAGCGCTGCGTGATCTGCTCAATCGCCGCGGCCTGGTCCTCGAAGTTGTTGCCGCGGAACTGGTGACGCTCAAGCACGCGGAACGGGCCGCCTTCGACACGCGGCGGAGCAACGACGACGAGCCCGGCCGAGTCGCCAGTTAGCGCCGGATCGTAGCCAACCCACACCTCGCGATAGCCGAACGGGCGCAGCAGCAGCGGCGAGAAGTCGTCGGCCCATTCCTCCCACGAGTCGACCATGCAGCGCTGCAGTTCGGCCAGCTTGAACACCGACAGCGAATCGTCGATGAACGCGCACATCAGTAGGTTCGCGAATTCCTCGGCACTGTACTCGCGGCGCAGCTCGTCGATGTCGAACAGGTCGCAGCCACCCGCCATCGCGTCCAGAATCGTCACGATCTGGCGCCACTGCGCGTCCTCGCACAGCATGCCGCGCACGAGCGCTTCGTGACTCGTGTCAATCTGGATACGATCGCCAGCCGCACGGCCGCGGTTCGCGTGCGCGCCGCTCCAGAACGCGAACGCTTCGTGCGTTACGCTCGACGGCGTGCTGAAGTACGTCTTCCGCCAGCGCTTGTGCATCGCCATGCCTGACGCGACCTTGTTCAGCTCGCGGAACTTCGGCACCCAGAAGTACTCGTCGAAATAGAAGTTCCCGTGATACGACTGCGCCGTGCGTGCGTTCGTCCCAAGGAAATACAGCGTCGCCCCGTTCGGCAAGATGATCGGATCGCCCGTCAGCTCAACGTCGGCCGCATCGCGCGCGAACTGCGCGATGTACTGCTTGAAGACGTGCGCCTGGGCCTTACTGGCCGACAAGAAAATCTGATTGCGGCCAGTTTCGAGCGCGTCGACGAATGCCTCGCGCGAGAAATACCACGTTGCGCCGATCTGCCGCGACTTGAGAATGTTCCGCGTGCGTTGATCGCCGTTTCGATACCAGACCTTCTGGTAGTCGAACAGCGATTCGCGGAACGCCTTCACGATCCGCGCGTGCTGTTCCTCGCTGATTTCGTTGCGCGGCGACCGGCGCTTTGGCCCCGAGTTGCGTGCCGCGATGTTCGGATTTAGGTCGCCCTCCTTCCCCGTCTCACCGTATTTCCGCACGCGCGCGAGCCGCTCGACCTGCCTCCCGAGCAGGTCGATTTCCTTGTAGTCGCCGCCGTCCTTCTTCTCCTTCGCAATCAGGACCATCAGCCGCGTTTCGGCCGCGGCCTCGATGCGTTCGATCGGCGTCGCCGCTTTCCATTTATCACGCCGGCACCACGACGCGACGGTCGCGCGCTTCAGTTCGAGATGCTGCGCGATCGACGAGATGCGCCAGCCTTGCCAGTACAGCGCGCGCGCGATATTGCGCACGTCCGCTTCGCGTTGAATAGGGTCAGTCGTTTCGAGCATGCGGCAAGCGTATGGCTCCACGCACGCGCGAGCACGCGGAGCACTGCGTACCCGCGCGGGTCACGCACGCGAATCGTTGAGCCGCGATGCGCGAAGGTCGAACATGAGAACCACGCTCACTCAACCACGGTTTGACCTCTCTCTATGGCAGCCAAAACCAAGTTTTTCCGCGTCGCGGTCGAAGGCGCGACCGTCGACGGTCGCGAAATCAAGCGTGAATGGCTCACGCAGATGGCGAAGAATTACAACCAAGAACTGTACGGCGCGCGCTTGAACATCGAGCACATCAAGGGATGGGCGCCGCTCTCGAATACCAATCCATTCGGCGCATACGGCGACGTGATCGCGCTGAACGCGAGCGAAATCGCCGACGGTCCGCTGAAAGGCAAGATGGCGCTGTACGCGCAAATCGACCCGACCGATGATCTGGTTGCGCTGTCGAAGAAGCGCCAGAAGATTTACACCTCGATCGAAATCAACCCCGACTTCGCCGACATCGGCGAGGCGTATCTGGTCGGCCTGGCCGCGACCGACGACCCGGCGAGCCTCGGCACCGAAGCACTTCAATTTGCCGCGCGCCGTTCGAACAACCTGTTCTCAGCCGCATGCGAGACGTCGATCGAATTCGAAGGGGAATCCGAATCGCCCAGCCTGCTGTCGATCGTGAAGAACATGTTCGCGCGCTCCAAGGTCACGGACGACCAACGCTATGACGATGCGCGTCGCGCTGTCGAAGAAGTCGCCACCTTCGCCAGCCAGCAGGGCCGCGAAGTCTCCACGTTGCGCACCGGCCTGACCGCGGCGCAGCAGGAAGCCGCCGCCGCGAAGAAGCGAGCCGATGAGGCGTTCGCTGCCGTCGAAGCACTGACCGAGAAGCTGTCGAACACCGACAGCGGCGCACCGCAGCGCCCGACTTCGACGGGCTCCACGGGCGAGCTCGTGACGGACTGCTGACCTACCCATCGCATCACACCGGAGAATTCCCACATGAGAAAGGAAACGCGCTTGGCGTACAGCAAGTTCGCCGTGCAAATCGCCAAGCTGAACGACACGGATGACGTGTCGAAGAAATTCGCCGTCGACCCGTCCGTCCAGCAGACGCTCGAAACCAAAATCCAGGAGTCGAGTGGGTTCCTGAAAAGCATCAACATCCTGCCCGTGATCGAGTTGGAAGGCGAAAAACTCGGCTTGTCGGTATCCGGGCCGATCGCGAGCCGAACCGACACGACGAAAGCGGCTCGCCAGCCGGTCGACCCGACCGCGTTGGACAGCAACCGCTACCGCTGCGAGAAAACCGACTACGACACGGCGCTCCCGTATCGCAAGCTGGACGCCTGGGCGAAGTTTCCCGACTTCCAGCAGCGCATTCGCGACGTAATCGTCAACCAGGCCGCGCTCGACCGAATCATGATCGGTTGGAACGGCGTGAAGGCGGCCGCGACCACCGACAGGACGGCGAACCCGCTGTTGCAGGACGTCAACATCGGCTGGCTGCAACAGTATCGTGAGCGTGCGGCGCAGCGCGTGCTGCACGAAGGCAAGGCGGCCGGCAAGGTGCTCGTCGGCAAGGACGGCGACTACGCGAACATCGACGCACTCGTGATGGACATCGTGTCATCGATGATCGACCCGTGGTTCCAGGAAGACACGGGCCTCGTCGTAATCTGCGGTCGCGAGCTGCTGCACGACAAATACTTCCCGATCGTCAACGCGAATCAGGCACCGACTGAGCGCCTCGCGGCCGACATGATTGTCAGCCAGAAGCGCATCGGCAATCTGCCGGCCGTGCGTGTGCCGTTCTTCCCGAAGCGCTCGCTGATGGTGACGAAGCTGTCGAATCTGTCGATCTACTACCAGGAAGGCGCGCGCCGGCGCACGCTCAAGGAAGTGCCGGAACGCGATCGCATCGAGAACTACGAATCGTCGAACGACGCATACGTCATCGAAGATTTCGGCTGCGGCTGCGTTGCGGAAAACATCGAGCTGGTGGCGGCATGACGATCAACACGCCCGCCCGCGCGCACTTCGCACGCGTGACGGCCGCCCACGCGGCGGCCGCGGCGGCGCCCGGTCAAACGATGGCCGGCGCGACGCCCTACGAGCTGATTCTCGCGAAGCTCGCGGTCGACCGCCGCGCCCTGAAGGGCGTGCAGTCGGTCGCCCGAAAAGTCGAACTGAAGCGGAAGCTGCTGCCGGAGTACGCCGACTATGTGGCGGGCGTGTTGAACGGCGGCCGTGGCGCACAGGACGACGTGCTCGTAACGGTCATGGTATGGCGCATCGACGCCGGCGATTTCGACGGCGCGCTCGTGATCGCGGATTACGCGCTCACGCACAGGCTGTCGCTGCCCGACCAGTTCGAGCGGTCGCTCGCGTCCGTCGTCGCCGAGCAGTTCGCCGACGAAGCGCTGGCCACGTTCCTGGACGGCGGCAATTTCGACACCGCGCATCTCGAGCTCGTCGACTATCTGACGATCGACGCCGACATCCACGACCAGGTGCGCGCGAAGCTGTACAAGGCGCTCGGCTATGCGTTTCAGGAAGCCGACCCGCCGCGCGCCCTCGCATACCTGCGCCGTGCACTGTCGTTGAACGATCGCGTCGGCGTGAAAAAGGACATCGAGCGGCTGACCAAGCAGCTCGAAGCCGCGGGCCGTCAGGATGACGGCGCCGACGGCACGTAAGGAGCCCATCCCGGCATGGCGGCACCGGCGCCCAGGTCCAACACCTGACGGACACAGACCTGGTGCGCCGGTCCACCGCCACCTTTCCCGCACTCCACCATGAACAGTTTCGTTGCCACCCCTGCTCCCGCCGTCGCCTCTTCGCCGATCGACGGCACGCTGATCAACGACGGATTCTTCCCGGACATCGACCTGTCGGCGCTGCGCGACGCGATGCGCCTGGACGGCACCATCACGCGCGAACGCCTGGGACACGCCACGCGTGACGCCATGCTGACGGTCAATGACGAGCTGGCCGCGTGGCGCGCCCGGCAGCGCGCCGCGGGCGCCGCGTCGCTCGCCGACGTGCCGGCCGAGCGCATCGACGACGAATCCGTGCTCGTGTACCGCTACCGGCGAGCCGTCTACCACCTGGCGCACGCGGACGTGACCGAGAAGTACCGCGGCTTCGATTCGACGAAGAGCGGCGGCCAGGTCGCGGCCGAGTTGGCCGTGACCGCCGACGAGTCGCGACGCAACGCTCGATGGGCAATCAGCGACATCCTCGGCATCGCGCGTTCGACTGTGGAGTTGATCTGATGGCGCGCCCTGCCTTCCGAATCCGGTGCATTCAGGACGCCCGTGCCTTCGAAGGGCGAATGTATATGCCCGGCTTTCTTCTGGTTCAACGCCGAGTGGCCTGGCTGTTTTGGTTGGATATCGCGGCCTGCTACGACCGCGCCGAAGCAGAGCAACGCATGCGCAACGAAATCGGGCGACTGCGGCGCGCTCGCCTGAAACCGCGGCTTGTCGCTGAATTCGACGACAAAGGCATGGAATTGACCGATGAAAGTCGCCGCCCTCCAGAGTGAAACGCTCGACGCCCTCTGCTGGCGCTACTACGGCAGCACGGCCGGCACCGTCGAAGCCGTGCTGGAGGCAAACCCCGACCTCGCCGAACTGGGCGTCGTGTTGCCGATGGGAACCGTCGTCGAAATGCCCGAGCTGAACACGATCGAGCAGACAAAGCCGCTCCTGCAACTGTTTGACTGACTGGAACCGACCGAATGGCTGAACCGAACACCACTTCCGCCGCCGCGCTGGCCGCCGCAATCGGCCTCGCCGGCGTCGCGCCGGGCATCGACGGCGACGCGCTGATCGGCGCCTTCGCCGGCGCGGCGCTCGTCGTCGTCACATCCAAAGACCTCGGCATCGCCCGCCGTGCCGCGTACATGCTCATCTCTCTCGTGATGGGCTACCTCGCGGCACCCGAAATCACAAACGTCGTGCCGATCCGCTCGACCGGCGTTGCCGCGTTCTTTGCCGCGGCGCTCGTGATTACCGTCACGCTGACGCTCATCGAGCGCGTGAAAGGGGCGGACCTGCTCGCGCTGTTCCGCAAGGGAGGCTGACATGCACCTGTCGTTTGCCCTGGTCGCGCTCGCCGCGCACCTCACCGTCATCCTGCGCGTGCTGATCTACCGCAAAAACGGCGCGCAGCATCACTCGCACGTGGCATGGACGGCCTGGCTGATCGTCGCAATTTCTGGCGGTTCGGCGATCGAGCTGCTGATTCATCCGAAGCCCGCCGGCTTCTTCCAGGCCATGCAGGCGCTACTGCTGGCCCTATTCGTCCACCTCGCGCGCGGTAACGTCGCGCGCCTCATGCGGAGCAAGGAAGCATGAACACCCTTCGATTCAACGACCGCGGTGCCGAAGTCGGCCTGCTGCAGCAACGCCTCGTTCGGGCCGGCTATGCGATCGATGTGACGCACATCTACGACGAAGCGACCGAGCAAGCCGTGAAGGCGCTGCAGGCCGCGGCCGGCATCGTCGTCGACGGGATCGCCGGCCCGAACACCTATGCCGTCCTGTCGGCGGGCCAACGCGACCGCAAACACCTGACGGAAGCGGACATTGCACACGCCGCGGACAAGCTCGGCGTGTCGCCGGCGTGTGTGCGCGCCGTGAACGAAGTCGAATCGCGCGGTTCCGGCTTCCTGGCGGACGGCCGGCCCGTGATCCTGTTCGAGCGGCACGTGATGTACAAGCGGCTCGTCGCTGCGAAGCGCGCTGACGAAGCGGCGAGCGCCGCACAGCGCACGCCGAACGTCGTGAACCAGAAGGTCGGCGGCTACCAGGGTGGCACCGCGGAATACGTGCGGCTCGACACCGCGGCCCGCATCGATTCCGCAATCGCTTACGAGTCGGCGAGTTGGGGCGCGTTTCAGGTGATGGGCTACCACTGGGAACGCCTGGGCTACGCGAGCATCGACGAATTCGTTTCGCGGATGGAATCGAGCGAAGGCGATCAGCTCGACGCGTTCGTGCGCTACGTCGCGGCCGACCCGGCGCTACTCAGCGCCCTGAAAAACCGGAAGTGGGCGGCATTCGCGAAGGGCTACAACGGCCCGGACTATGCCCGCAATCTCTACGACGTGAAGCTCGCCCAGGCGTATGACCGCTACGCCGGCGCGAAGGCGGCCGCGTGAACGGCCCGGCGCTTCGATACTGGCTGGCGCTCGGCGCGCTCGTCGCCGCGCTGGCGAGCGTCCAGTATGTCCGCGCGCTGCAGGGGCGGCTCGCCGTTGCCCAGGACGCCGCCCGCCAAGCGCGCCAGGACCTCGGCGCGCGCGACGCAGTAATCGAACGCCTAGTCGCCGACGCGCGCCAGAAAGACCAGCAGCGTGCGCAGCTCGACCGCACACGTGGCACGGTCGACGCGACGCTCGCCGCGTATCAATCGCAACTCCGGAGACTCATCAATGAAAACGAAGCCGTCCGCGCGTGGGCCGCTGCTCGCCTGCCTGATGACGTTGTGCGCCTGCACGACAGCCCCACGCTCACCGGCGCCGACGATTACGCTCAACGAATGCGCGGCGGTGACGCGCTGCACACTGCCGGCGGCGACGCCGCGGACCAACGGTGAATTGAGCGACGCGCTCTTGGTCACGCGCGCGGCCTGGGCGCGCTGCGCGGGCGAAGTCGACATGATCGCCGCATGCCAGGCCAAGACGCAGACCAGGGCAGCCGATCATGATTAAGCCGAACAGCCTGCGCGCCGCGCTCGTCAAAGCGCTCCCGCAGCTCGCCGCGGCCCCCGACCAGCTCTCGGTCTTCATCAACGACGGTCATATCGTTGCGACCGGCACGCGCACGCCGTCATTCGAATACCGCTACGAGTGCGAGATCCTCATCCGCGATTTCATCGGTAGCGCGGACGACGTGATGATTGCCGCCGTCGAATGGGCGCGGGCGAATCAGCCGGACCTGGTGACGAACGCGGACCAGCGCAGCGACGGCATGACGTTTGTGGCAGATATCCTCGCGAACGACGCCGTCGACCTCTCGGTCAAGCTGAAGCTGACGGAAAACGTCGTTGTCGGCACCGACGAGGACGGGCGCCGGACGGTCGAACACGTCGACGACGCCGCCGAGCACTGGGTGGCGTGATGGACGACCTGCACGCGATCGAGAAGTGGGCGGGCGGGCTGCTCGCGAAGCTGGCGCCGGCGGCTCGCCGGCGACTGTTCCGCGAGCTGGGGCGCGATATGCGCCGCGCGCAGCAGTCACGCGTCGCCGCGCAGCAAAATCCGGACGGCAGCGCTTACGTGCCGCGCAAGATCAAGAAGGGTGGCAAGGGCTTGCGCGCCAAGGCCGGCCGAGTGAAGCGCGCGGCGATGTTCCGGAAGCTGCGCACTGCCCGTTATCTGAAAATCGAAGTCAACGAGACGGGCCTGGCGATCGGCTTCGACAACCGCCTGTCGCGCATCGTGCGCGTCCACCAGGAAGGCCAGAAGGCACCTGTCGAACCGGGCGGCCCGCTGGCGCAGTATCCGGTCCGTGTCGTGCTCGGCCTGGCCCCGGCCGATCGCGAGCTCGTGCGCGACCGGCTGCTACGCTACCTGAGCCGCTGAACCGCTCACGGCAGCCAGGCGCGTCGACGCGATCTCGTGATACGCCTGGTTCGTCTCGCAGCCGATCCAGTCCAGGCCCGCCTCGCGCGCGGCGACCAGGAACGTCCCCGATCCGGCGAACAGATCACACACGACGCCGCCGTCGGGCACCAGGCGCACAACCTCGCGCGCCAGCTCGAGCGGCTTCTCGGTCATGTGGCGCTTTGGCAGCGGCAGCCGTACCGGAAACACGCCCGGCAGGTACACGTCGCGATCCGGCATCGCGCCGCGGCTCGCCCATACGAGGAACTCGGCCTGCTGCGCGAACCCGCCGCGCCGCGGCCGAAACCGGCCGGGCGTCTTGTCCCACACGGCGATGCCGCGGAACGTCAGGCCGGCGGCCTGCACCACGTCCGTCAACGTCGCGAGCTGGCGCCAGTCGATGAAGCACGCGAGCAGGCCGCTCGGCTTCAACGCGCGCCGGCATTCGGTCAGCCAGGCATGGCACCAGAACGCCCAGGCACGCTGGTCCATGTTGTCGCCCTCGAAATCCTCGTAGGCCGTCTTCGTCCCGCTCTCGATGTACTTCTGCGTCGGCGTCCGCGTTCGAGCCGACAGGTGCAATCCGCCGGACGCATACGGCGGATCGGTGAAAACAAGATCGAGCGAGCGATCGGGAAGCCTGCGGGCGAGTGCGAGCGCGTCCGTGTTGTGCAGCCGGTTCAGCATGGGGAAAAGGTCGGCCGCTGGCGCGGTGTCGGTGGGTACTGTCGTCATGGTCCTACGAATTCGAATGCGCGTGCGGGCCTCGCCTCGCGCGCGCGGTTGAGGGAGTCGATTCACGATTGTCGACGCCAGTTCGCGCGCGCGGCGGGCGAGCATGCTGTACACACCGCCACGACAAAGGCGAATGCTCGCGTCGCGCGTGGGCGGCCGGCACCATTGGCGGCATGGATGCGAACGAAATTCAACGACAGGCACGCAACGCGGTGCGCAAGGGAACGATTCTGGCCGTCGACCACGCGGCCGGCCTTTGCCGCGTCGCGGTCGGCGCGTCTGACGACGACGGCCTGCAGACCAACTGGATTCCCTGGCTCACGCCGGCGGCCGGCGGCACGCGTGAATGGCTCCCGCCGACGCAAGGCGAGCAGGTCGTGCTGCTCGGCCCGATGGGCGATTTCGCCCAGGCCGTCGCGCTTCGCGGCATCTACTCGGACGCTGCGCCGGCGCCGGACAGCTCCCCGGACACCCACACTCGCGTCTACCAGGACGGCGCACGCATCAGCTACGACCACGCGGCGCACGCGCTGACGGCCGAACTGCCGGCCGGTGCGATCGTGCGCGTTGTCGCGCCTGTCTCCGTCACCGTCGAAACGCAGGCCGCAACCGTCAAGGCGCAATCCGTGACGCTCGACGCGGAGCAGACGACCTGCACCGGCGCACTGCTCGTAAAGGGCGCGTTCACATTCGAATCCGGCATGACTGGCAAGGGCGGCGAAGGCGGCGGCGCAACGATGCACATCGACGGCGCGGCCATCTTCACGCGCGAAGTGACTTCGCAGGGCATCAGCCTGCCGCATCACACGCACCGCGAACAGGGCGACGGACAACTGGTGAGCGAGCCGCAATGAAGGGGATGAACGCAAACACCGGACGCGCGATTTCGGGCGTCGATCACCTGTCGCAGTCGATCGGCCGGATTCTGGGTACGCCGCTCGGCTCGTGCATTCAGCGCCGGTCGTTCGGCTCCGAAGTGCCTGATCTGATCGACGCACCGACCAACGGCGCGACGCAGATTCGCCTATATGCGGCCATCGCGACGGCGCTGATGCGCTGGGAACCGCGTTTGACCCTCACGCGCGTGCAGCTCGCGGAAGACGCCGGCGCGGCGTTCGCCGGCCGGCAGCTCGTCGACATCGAAGGGTGGACCGACGAGCGCGACGAGCACGTATCGTTGCGCGTACCAGTATCGAACGGGGGCGGCGCATGAGAACGACCCCCATCGACCTCTCGCAACTGCCGGCGCCGGATATCGTCGCCCCGCTCGACTTCGAAACGCTGTTCGCCGAGCGCAAGGCGCGGCTCATCTCCCTGTATCCGGCTGACCAACGGGCCGAGATCGCCGCTACGCTCGCGCTCGAATCCGAACCGATGACGCGGCTTTTGCAGGAGAACGCCTACCGCGAACTGCTGCTGCGCCAGCTCGTCAACGACAAGGCGCGCGGCATTCTGCTCGCGTATGCGCGCGGCACGACGCTCGACCATATCGCTGCGCTGTTCGACGTTGAGCGCCTGGTTATCTCTGCGGGCGATCCGGAAAACGACGTCGATCCGGTCTACGAAGACGACGACAACCTGCGCGAGCGCGTCCAGCTCGCGCCCCGCGGCTTCTCCGTCGCCGGCCCCGAAGAAGCGTACGTGTTCCACTCGCGCGCCGCGGACGGCCGCGTGCTGTCCGCGGCGGCGTACAGCCCAGAGCCGTGCGTGATGGTCGTCACGATCCTGTCGCGCGACGGCGACGGGACGGCAAGCGACGAGCTGATCGGCATCGTTCGGAAGGCATTGGAAAAGGTTCGCCCGCAGACAGACGAAGTGATCGTGCAGAGCGCGAAGATTGTGCGCTACACGATCCGCGCAACGCTGCGCTTCTTCTCAGGTCCCGACCGTGCCGTCGCTCTCGCGGAAGCGAACAAGCGCACGGCGAAATTTGCGACCGACATGCACCGCATCGGCATGGAAGTGACGGTCGACGGGCTGCATGCGGCGATGCGCGTTGCCGGCGTGCAGAAGGTACTGCTCGACTCGCCCGCCGGCGGCGTCGCCGTGACGGGCGAACAGGCGCCGTATTGCACTGGCATCGAGCTGATCGACGGCGGGGTGGCGGATGAATAGCCTGCTGCCCCCGAACGCAACCGTGCTCGAACGGCGCATCGCGCAGGCCAACGCCTGCATCAGCGGCATCCCGGTCGAGATCGGCACGCTGATGGACCCGGACAAGATCCCGCTCGCGTTCCTGCCGTGGCTCGCCTGGCACGTCGGCGTCGAAACCTGGAAAGACTACTGGCCCGAACTGGTGAAGCGCGCCCGCGTGAAGACCGCAATCCGCATCGCACGCGTCAAAGGCACGGCGGAAGCCGTGCGCCAGGTGTGCGCGTCCTTCGGCGCGAATGTCGCCATGCGCGAGTGGTTCGAGACGACGCCGCGCGGCAAGCCCGGGACGTTCGAAATTCTGCTGACGGTCGGCAGCCGTGACGGCGTGCCAGCCACAGCCGAATACGTCGCCGATATCCGCGCCGAAGTCGATCGCGCAAAGCGCGGTACCGCGCACTACATCTTCAAGCAGGGCTACAGCGCGAACGGCACGCAGCGGATCGGCGCCGGTGCGCGCCCCGCGGTCTATCACCGCTTGTCCCTCTCGGATACCTGAACATGGCTGGAAACCTGATTCAAATTACCGACGCCGGCCGCGCTGCGCTCGTGGCAGCCGGAAACACCGGAACCGTTGCACGCCGAGTGGTCGAAATCGGCATTGGAACCGCGGCATTCGCATTCGACAAGGGCATGACGGCGCTGCCGAACGAGCGTAAGCGCGTGACGACGTTCGGGGGCGAGAACGTAGCGCCGGACACCGTACACGTCGTCATCCAGGACGACTCGGATGACCAGTATTCGATGTACGCCTACGGCCTGTACCTAGACAACGGCGTGCTGTTCGGCATCTACGTCCAAAGCACGCCCATCCTCGAGAAATCGCCCGCGGCCATGCTGCTGTTGGCGAGCGATATCGTGTTCGCGTCGATCGATGCCGCGCAGCTCCAATTTGGCCCAGCCACGTTCCTGAACCCGCCGGCGACTATCGAGCGGAAGGGCGTCATCGAGCTGGCAACGCAGGCCGAAGTGGACGACGGCGCCGACGACACGCGAGCAGTGACGCCGAAGACGGCGGCGAAACGCTACGCCCCCCTGGCCGGCCCGACCTTCACCGGCGACGTGTGGATCGACCGGGGTAACGTGAATTGCTACTACGTCCTGAACGGAACGAGCGGTACGTATCGCTCGATAGTCTGGAAAACCGGCCGCGTAACCCGATGGGAGATGGGGATCGACAACGGCGTAGAAGCAGGGGCCAATGCCGGGTCGCATTGGTATCTGTCGCGCAGCGGCGATGATGGGAAGTGGATCGACAACATTTTGTGGATTTCACGAACGACGGGCGTCGCCAACTTTTCGAAACGACCGACTGTCGACGGCAAAGCGGTGTGGGATGCTGGGAATTTCAGTCCCGACAATTACCTGCCGATCGCCGGCGGCATCATGAAGGGCGATCTAGCGATCGCGTCCGGGAAGCGGCTTTTTGTTGGCACCACGACCGACGATCAATCCGCAGCCGCTTTCCAGGTAACTGGTGGCATCGCCGTCAACCGAGCCTCCGGTGAAGGACGGTTGCTGGTCGGTCAGAACGATGGCTACTTCTACGGAAACGCTGACGGAGCAGGTTTCTGGTCGCCATCGGGCGGGGCTTTTGACTACCTCTTCGCATCGAAGACGCTGCGGGTCAACGGCTCGCCAGTCTGGACGGCCGCGACCGTCGACCCGCTCGACAAGTCGAAGGGCGGCTCGATCGCCGGCGACCTCGCGTTCGCGCCGGGCAAGCGCGTCGTCCTCGCGGAAGGCAGCCTAACCAGTCCGTCACTCACCTTCGCCAACGATGGTGCGTCGGATACTGGGCTGTACCACACCGCCGACGGGCTGTTCGGCGTGACGTGCAACAGTGCGTCTGTATTGCGGTTCACGCCAACGCTCGCTGCATTCGACCAGGCAGTGACAGCCCCAACGCCGCCGGCCGGTGATCGCTCTACGCGGCTCGCCACAACGGAATGGGTCCTGGCCGCCATCTCGACGACGGCGATCGGTCAAATCGTATTCGAGCCCCGTACGACGGTTCGCGCCGGCTTCGTGAAGGCCAATGGCGCAGTCGTAAATCGTGCGGACTATCCCGCTCTGTGGGCGTATGCGCAGGCCAGCGGCGCGCTCGTGTCGGACGACGAATGGCAAAAGGGTCGCTGGGGTTGCTTCTCAACCGGAGACGGTGCTGCGACCTTCCGCCTCCCTGAGATGCGCGGCGAATTCATCCGTTGCTGGGCTGACGGTCGCAATGACCTCGACCCGCAGCGCTCGATTGGCTCATTTCAGGCGGACCAGAACCGATCGCACGCGCACGGTGCGAGCGCGAGTGAAGTGGGCGACCACGGTCACAACGCCTGGTCGGACGGTGCCGGCTTTCACGGTCACGACGTGGCTGATCCGGGACACGTCCACAACACGCCATCGCAGTACTACTCCAACATCCCCGGCAATCAGGTGGGTGCGAGCGGCGCACCGAATACGGCCGTTATCTACGGAACGCTCAGTGCATTCACCGGCATTGGCATCAATGGCAACGGACACCACGCCCACAACATCGGCGTCGTCGCCGCGGGGCGTCACAGCCACGCGATCTCGATCAATGCGGACGGTGGCAACGAAGCTAGGCCGCGCAACGTCGCGTTGCTCGCCATGATCCGCGCCTACTAACTTGGACCTCGAAATATGCTGATTCACCACTACAGCCCGTCGACGGGCGAATACCTGAGCAGCGGCCAGCCGGACGCAGACCCGCGTAACGCCGAACGATGGCTCGTTCCGGCATCCGCGACGCTCGAAGCGCCGCCGCCGCGCACGCCGACGAGCTGGCCCTTCTACCGCGACGGCGCGTGGTTCCTGCTGCCGGACTACCGCGGACGTGTTTGCTACCGGACGGACTCGGGCGAGCCTGTCGAAATCTCGATCGCCGGCAAGACACCCGACGACCTCGGCCTCACGACCGAGCCGCGGCCATCGCCGCGTCACGCGTGGATCGACGGCGCCTGGTCGGTTCCGCGCGAGCTGATCGAACGCGAGAAGCGCGACGCCGCGATGGTCGAATTCGACCGGTACATGGAAGGCGCTCGCAAGGCGAACGCCGGCAAGGCAGACGCATACGCCGCCGGCCTGCTCGACGACGAAGGCATCTACTACTTCAAAGCCTGGTCGGCGTACCAGATGGCGCTCGTCGCGGCGACCCAGACCGACACATTCCCGGACGCCGTGAAGTGGCCCGAAACGCCCGCGCCTTACGTGCCGCCGGCGATCGCACCGGCCGCGCCGAACGATCCGGCCCCCGCGAAAGCGAACTGATTCACACCGGGCATATCCCGGTTCCTCTCACCCATAGCTACAGGAGTCGCACACCATGCCGCAGGACTACCACCACGGCGTACGCGTCATCGAAATCAACGAAGGCGGCCGGCCGATCCGCACGGTATCCACGGCCGTGCTCGGCATCGTCTGCACGGGCGCCGACGCCGACCCGGCGACGTTCCCGCTCGACACGCCCGTGCTGCTGACGAACGTCGTCGCAGCGATCGGCAAAGCCGGCACGAAAGGCACGCTGCGCCGCACGCTCGACGCGATCGGCAAGCAGACGAAGCCGATTACGGTCGTCGTGCGCGTCGCCGAAGGCAAGACCGACGACGAAACGACCACGAACGTCATCGGTGCCGCGACGGCCGAAGGCAAATACACCGGCATGAAGGCGCTGCTCGCAGCGCAGTCGAAGCTCGGCGTGAAGCCGCGCATCCTCGCGGCTCCTGGCCTCGACACGCAGCCCGTCGCCGCGGCTTTCGCGACGATCGCGCAGTCGCTGCGCGCGTTCGCATACGTCGCCGCGCACGGCTGCAAGACGAAGGAAGAAGCGGCGGCCTACCGCAAGCAGTTCGGCCAACGCGAAATCATGGTGATCTGGCCGGACTGGCTCGGTTGGGACGACGTGGCGAATGCGACCGTCACCATCCCGGCGCCGGCGATCGCGGCCGGGCTGCGCGCGAAGATCGACAACGACATCGGCTGGCACAAGACACTCTCCAACGTCGTCGTCAACGGCGTGACCGGCATCAGCGCGGACGTGTCGTGGGATCTTCAGGACCCGGCGACGGACGCCGGCTATCTGAACGAGCACGAAGTGACGACGCTCGTGAATCGCAACGGCTTCCGCTTCTGGGGCTCGCGCACGTGCGACGCCGATTCGAAGTTCTTCTTCGAGAACTACACACGCACCGCGCAGGTGATTGCCGACACGATCGCGGAATCGCAGATGGGCGTCGTCGACGGGCCGCTGAATCCGTCCCTCGCGCGCGACATCATCGAGAACATCAACGCGTGGTTCCGCGGCCAGATTTCGAACGGCTATCTCATCGGCGGCGGCGCCTGGTACGACCCGGAACCGAACACGACCGCCGAGCTGTCGTCGGGCGGCACTTACATCGATTACGACTACACGCCGGTGCCGCCGCTGGAAAACCTCAAGCTGCGCCAGCGCATCACCGATCGTTATCTCGCCGACTTCGCCGCGCGCGTGTCGGCTTAACCAGGAGCAAGACACATGGGCATGCCTCGGAAACTCAAGGGCTTCAACCTCTTTCACAACGGCTCGAACTTCATCGGCCAGGTGAAGGAAGTCACGCTGCCGAAGCTCACGCGCAAGATGGAGGACTACCAGGGCGGCGGCATGGGCGGCCCGATTTCGGTCGATTTCGGCCAGGAAGCCATTTCGCTCGAATGGACGTGCGGCGGCTTCATGGAGGAAGTCATCCGACAGTACGCCATTACGACGCACGACGGCGTGCAACTCCGCTTCGCCGGCGGCTACCAGCGGGAAGACTCGAAGGCAGTCGATTCCGTCGAAATCGTCGTGCGCGGTCGCCACAAGGAAATCGATCCGGGATCGGCCAAGCCGAAGGAAGACACCGATTTCAAGGTGACCACGGTCGCCAGCTACTACAAGCTGTCCATCAACGGTCAAACCCTGATCGAGATGGATTTCATCAACATGGTCGAAAACGTCAACGGCGGCGATCTGCTGCAAGCGCTGCGCCAGGCCATCGGAATGTAACGCTCGGCCCGCGCGCACCGCGGGCAGCACCAACCATAGACGAACACCAGGACATTGATCATGACGAAGCCCAACACCGACTACACAATCGACGCCGACAGCACCGAACTCAACGCGGCCGCAGAGAACACGCATACGCTCGACACGCCGATCGTGCGCGGCGAGCAGACCATTTCACGCATCACGCTCGCGAAACCGAACGCCGGCGCGCTGCGCGGCACGTCGCTGTCGGCGCTCGTGAATCTCGACGTGGACGCGCTGCGCAAGGTGCTGCCGCGCATCAGCTCGCCGACCCTCACTGAAACGGACGTTGCGATGATGGACCCCGCCGACCTCGTGGCATTGGGGGGCATCTTCGCGGGTTTTTTGATGCCGAAGGCGCTGAAAGCGACCATGGAATCCCAGAGCGCGTAGAGGACGCGATGGCGGATATCGCGACGGTGTTCGGTTGGACACCTCGCGATATGGACGACTTTTCCCTGGCTGAATTGATGGACTGGCGCGAGCGCGCGCGGATACGAAGCGGAAACGAGTGACGATGGACAACGGCCTGAAACTGCGCGTCATGTTCGACATGATCGACAACTGGACGAAGCCCCTGCGAAACGTGCTGAACAGCAACAAGGGGCTCGCGCAGTCGCTCAAACAGACCCGCGGCGAGCTGGCCGAACTCGGCAAGCAGCAGAAGGCCGTCGCGTCGTTCCGCGAAATGCGTTCGGGGCTTGCCGAGACGACGACGAAGCTGACTGCAGCGCAGGCGAACGTGAAGGCGCTCGCTGGTTCGTTGCGCGCCTTCGGCCCACCATCTCAGAAGATGATTGCCGACCTGGCGCGTGCGCGCCAGGCGGCATCGCAGCTTCGGGCCGAGCAGAAGAAACAAACGGAATCAGTCGAAGAAATGCGCCGCCGGCTGGCGCAGGCTGGCGTCGACACGCGCAACCTTGCACAGCACGAGCGCACGCTGCGCTCGAATATCGCCGCGACGACGGCCGCGATACATGCACAGACGCGCCAGCTCGAGGCGCAGTCGGAACGCGAAAAGAAGCTGGCGACGGCGCGCGGCAAGATGCAGGCAATGCAGGGCGTCGCCGGCGGAATGGCGGTCGGCGGCTATGCCGCGCGCTCGACCGGCATGCGCGTGCTGGGTGGTCTCGGCGGGACGCTCGACGAAGAGAAAAAGATGACAAGCGAGCGCTCGCGCATTACCGCGCTCGGCCTCGGTGATCAGGCAACGAAGGACGCCGAGAAGTACGTACGCGCGATGGACACGATGGGCGTTAGCACGACGGACAACATGACGTTGATGCGTGACGCGCTGTCGATCTTCGCCGACGAGCATCACGCGCAGATGGTCATGCCGACACTCGCGAAGATGAAGCTCACCAACGATGCGCTGTTCGGCGCGGAAGACGCGCACGCGAACGAAGAAAAGTTCATGAACATGCTGAAGGTAATCGAGCTGCGCGGCGGCATGAAAGACGACGCAACGTTCAAGAACGAAGCCAACATGGTGCAAAAGGTGCTGTCGGCGACCGGCGGTCGCGTCGGCGGTGACGAGTGGCGCAACTTCATCCAGACTGGTGGCGTCGCCGCAAAGCAGATGCGGCAGGACGCGTTCTACTACCAGATGGAGCCGCTCATTCAGGAAATGGGCGGGCACGCAGTTGGTACGGGCCTCATGTCCGCGTACAGCAACGTCTATCAGGGCAAGACGACTGTACGTGCTGCGAAGGAAATGATGAACCTCGGCCTGCTCGATAAGAAGAACGTCGAGTACAACAAGATCGGGATGATCAAGCGCGTCAAACCCGGCGCGCTGATGGGCGGTGATCTATTCAAGGCGTCGCCGCTCGAATGGCTGGAAAAGGTGCTGCTTCCGCAGATGGCGAAGAAGGGCATTACCGATCCGGACAAGGTGAAAGACATGATTTCGACGATCTTCACCAACCGGACCGCGGCAAACCTGTTTTCGACCATGTACATGCAGCGGGTCCAGATTCATAAAAACGAGCGGTTGAATAAGGGAGCATACGGGATCGACGACGGGGCCAAACTCGCCGCTCAAATGACGCAAGGCAAGGAAAACGACGCTCTCGCGAAAGCCGCCAATCTGAAGCGGGAAATCGGCGAGCGCATCACGCCGGTGTACAACGCGGCGCTGGACAAGACGCGTGAGATTCTCGGCGGGCTGATCGGCTTGATTCAGCGCCACAGCGCCGCAGCCAAGGTCATCCTGGTCGTTCTCGTCGCGCTTGCCGCGCTGCTCGTCGTCATGGGGACATTCACGATTGCGCTCGCCGGCGTACTCGGGCCGCTCGCGATTGTGAAGTTCAGCATGTCGACGCTCGCCATTGAGGGAGGCATCCTGTCGCGCGTACTCGGCGCCGGCGCGGCCGCTTGGCGCATGTTCGCCGGCGCGGCGATGTTCGCTGGCCGCGCCATGCTGATGACGCCAATCGGGTTGGCGATCACGGCCGTCGTCGCCGTCATCGCGGGCGCGGCCTACCTGATCTATCGGTACTGGAAACCGATCAGCGGTTTCTTTGCGCGGCTGTGGGACAGTGTCAAAAAGATCGTCAGCAGCGCCGCAGACGGCATCATGCAATTCCTGATGAACTGGACTGTCGTTGGCTTCATCGTCGACCACTGGAACGACCTGAAAGCGATCACCCTGGCAATCTGGGCCTTGATCAAGGCCGGGGTCGTGTCAGCAGCGCAGCTCGTCGTCAATTACTTTATGAACTGGACGCTCTTTGGCGTGATCGTTCGCCATTGGGACGAAATCAAGGCGGCCGCCGGCGCGGCGTGGAAGTGGATTGCCGACATGGCGATATCGGCTGGCCGGGGTATCGCCGACTTCTTCATGAATTGGACGCTGCTGGGCCTCATCATCCGGAATTGGGATGGCATCATCTCGTTCCTGAGCGGCATGGTAAGCCGCTTCACGACAATCGGCGGGCAGATCATCGACGGCCTGATCGCAGGCTTCACCGGAGGCATGAACGCTCTCAAATCTGCCCTGCACGATGTCGGCGAGAACGCGATTTCTTGGTTCAAAGAAAAGCTCGGGATTCATAGCCCAAGCCGAGTGTTCGCCGAGCTGGGCGGCTTCATGAGCGAAGGCGCTGCCCTCGGCATAGAAGGCGAGCAGCGCAGCGTCGCGCGCGCGGCGCTTGGGCTCGCGACGGCAGCCATGACCGGGTTTGGGTCGCCAGCACTGGCGACAGCCGCGCCGATCATCGCCGCAACCGTGCCGATCGACAACCGCCCGCCGATCGCGGCTGCGGGACCATCCGCAGCGGTAGCGTCGGCGGCGGCACCCTCGCCGATCGTCATCAACATCTATTCGCAGGCCGGCGATGACCCGCGCGCGATCGCGCGCGCCGTCGCTGCCGAACTCGACCGCCGCGAGCGCGCGCAGCGCGGCCGCACCGGCTCGCGCCTGACCGACTAACCTATCTGGAGTGCCTGACCCATGCTGATGTCACTGGATCAATTCGTGTTCAGCATCAAAACCGCGCCGTTCCACGAGCTGAAGCGGCGCCGAAACTGGAAGCATCCGAAGAAGTCGCGGATCGGCGCGCGCGATTCGTCCCAATACACGGGGCTGGGCGAGGACACGATCACGCTCGACGGCCTGGTCGCGCCTTACCAGATAGGCTCCGTCGCATCGATTGACAAGCTCAGCCGGATGGCGGATTTCGGCGACGCATACGTCCTGGTCGACGGCGCGGGCAACATCTACGGCGCATACACCATCACGAGCCTCGACGAGACGCAGCGATACCACACACGAACCGGCATCCCGCGGCGCATCGAATTCACGCTGACGCTCGAGCGCGTCGACGACGGCGCGCTGCGCATCGAGCAGAACGCGGTCGATGACGACGAGACACAGGCAGACGGAGATGAAACGGATGCCGGCGCGGACCAGGAGAAAGCGAAATGACGACGCGCGCGATCGAACGTTCAGGCACGCCCCTGCGCCGCGCAGCTCGGGCCGAACCGATGGCGGACTACCGCATCACGCTGGGCGGCCGTGATATCTCGCGTCGGTTCCTGCCGCGGCTTGAGTCGTTGACCCTCACGGAATCACGATCTGACGAAGCCGATACCGTCGACCTGGTGCTCGACGATTCGCGCGGCGACCTGGCGCTGCCGAAGCGAGGCGACGAAATCAAGGTATCGATCGGCTGGCTCGGCGAGCAGCTCGTCGACAAAGGCACATTCGTCGTGACCGAATTCGAGCACAACGGCGCACCCGACACGCTCGTCGTGCGCGCACGTTCGGCGTCGATGTCGAACGGCATGCAGGAGCGCCGTGAGAAAAGCTGGCACAAGCAGACGATCGGCTCGATCGTCCGCGCGATCGCCGCGCGCTACAAGCTGACGCCTGCTGTCGGCGACGCACTGGCGAAGATCGTGATTGCACACATCGACCAGACGCACGAAAGCGACATGTCGTTTCTGACGCGCCTGGCGAAGCGCTACGACGCCGTGATGAACGTGAAGGACAAGAGGCTGATGTTCATGCCGATCGGCACCGGCAAGACGGTCAGCGGGAAGCCGCTCCGGGTGTTGAACCTGACGCGCGCGAGCGGCGACCAGCACGGCTACCACGTATCCGAACGTGAGAACTACGCCGCCGTGCGCGCGCACTACCATTCGAACGGCAAGGCGAAACGAAAGTCCGTGATCGTCGGCGGGGAGAACAACAAAAATGTGAAGGTGCTGCCGGAAGACTACGCGACCGAAGCCGAAGCGCGCGCCGCGGCTCAGGCCGAATTCAAGCGGCTACAGCGCAGCCAGGGGACGCTGCGATACTCGCTCGCTCGCGGCCGCGCCGAGCTGTTCCCGGAAATGCCGGTTACGGTATCCGGCTTCAAACCGGAGATCGATGAAACGGCGTGGCTCGTGAAGAAGGCGACGCACACAATCGACGGTGACGGCGGATTCGTGACCGGGCTCGAACTGGAAATGCGAGACGATCCGACAACCGATCGGCACCGCTCGCACTTCAGGAACAAATGACGCGCGGGTGGTACCGCGCGATCAGTCACGGCTTCCGCACAATCAGGCCGATGGACGTCGCCACGTAACCTTCGAGGCGAATCTTCAGGTGCGGCGATGCGGAATAAGGCGGGGCGTCGATGTGATGGTCGACCGGTTTGCTTCCGGCGCTGAAGTTGAACGGCGCGACGACATAGCCGCCGGCCTCCAGTTCGTCCCGTAGCTGCTCCATGTCACGCCGGCGAAAGATCACGCAGCCGGGATCTTCGAGCGTGTCGCCGTTCGACGAAAGATTGAATTCCGTGGTGTGAACGGCGACGCCTCCAGGCACCAGGCAGCGGGCCGACTTTCGCACGAAGTCGAGGCCGTGACGTATCGAACCCAGGTGCTCGAATGCGCAACATGACCAGACGAAATCGAAGCTCCCTGCGAATTTTTCAGGGATCGCGTTCATGTCGGCAAATTCGAACGAAACGCGGTCGGCAAAGGCGGCAGCATCGCAAATGCCATAGCTGTTCAAGGCTTCGAGCGTCGCGGCGTGCTCATTCGTTGCGACCCATCCTTTCGCGGCGGCATCGGCCGTCTGAAGGTCGGTCGCGGTGATCCGGCATCCGTGCTTCGCCATAACCGCCGATAGCGGCTCACCGCCACACCCGAACCCAAGGCCACGCTTGCCCGGCGAAAGCATCCCGGCTTGCGAGAGTGCCTCAAGGGTGTACACGAACTCCCATTGCTTGCGAGCGAGGCGCGCCGGCGATTTCATTTCACGGCACCAGTGCCGATAGCGTTCGTCGACGCATTGCGACGCCGTGCATAGTTGAGATGCGATGTCGTGCAGGGACGGCTCGGGGAAGCCTTGGCCGTCGACGACGAGTTCGGCGGACGAGTACCGCGCAGCCCATTCGCGCGCCGTCCGTGCGCGCCAGTAGCGCTCATAAAGTGCGAGTTGTATCGGGCCGATGAACGGTGCCTTCTTTGTGGCATTCACGATGCCGGCCAGCGTGTTCCGTAGCGATGCCATTCGTAATTATGAATAAAAGGGAAATGAAAGGCGCTATGGTATAGCAGGCAAAGTTCGCCGCTACCGTGACTCAGGTCGATTTCTCAGTTCCACCGACATTCGGGCTCGCTGGCGGCACGTGGTCGGATTGTTCAAGTGCGGCACTTGCGGCACGTAGGTTCGTCATCGCCTGCAGCGCAGCCTCAAGCACTTGCCCGACTGACTGCATTGCGTTGTCAATCGCGGCACGCGCGTCGGCCTGGTCATTGTTGATCAGGTCCGTCCGAAATCGCGCCGGGAACATCGGCAGCCCGCACGCGTCCGCGTGACGATCGACAGCCATCGATGGAACGATTGCGCCATTTGTGTGCTTCACATTGCTGTTCATTCTCAGGTCCCTCTCAAACACGTTCACGACCCGATGACGCCCAACACGGCGCGATTGCCTCGGAATTTACCCACGTCATCAGCGTCACCAGCTTTCAGGATGCTAACCCAATACTGGATGGATATACAGTAGTTGGGCGTCGCCAAGAGCGACGCGCGAGCGTGCGCAGTCGCGCCGAGCTGACGCCCGGCGGGCTTGTGAAGTGACAGGGGAAAGCCGACCGTCGTCGCTCGTGCGCAACGACGCGTCCGGCAATGTCGGGGCCGTGTGCGCCCGCTGTGATCCGATCGTGCCGGCTACTTCTTTGCGTCCTTCGTCGCGCGCTCGGCGCGCAGTCTTTCAATTTCAGCCATTGCGCGCTCGACGTTCTCGGCCGCGCGTTGATCGAGCGCCGCGCGGCGGTTCTCGGGCAAGCGCTTCGCGCGCCGCGGTGTTGTGTTCTGAAGCATCGATCCGGTACTGATGCAGCTCGCGACGAACGCCTGGAGCGCGGCCTTTCCCGCTTCGTTGAGCTGGCGGTAGCTTTCGAGCAGTTCCTGCTCGTCTATCGGCTGCGCATCAGCGCCCTGCTCACCAGTGCCGCCCCTTCGGCCGAGCAGGATGTACGTCACGTCGACGCCAAGTTCTGCAACTGCGGTCAAATATTTCACATCGGGCGATCGCTCGTCCGACTCGTAGTTCGATTGGGCGCGTCGCAACACGCCCCCTACCGCCGCAAATTCGTCTTGGCTCAACCCAAGCCGCAAGCGCTCTTCCCGCAAACGCGAGCCTATCGTGTTCATTTGCACCCACAAATTATTGACGTGCTCGTTTGAGCCCATTAGACTAGCCTTACCGTAACGCAAGACTAACTACCAAAGTATACAGACCATGACCACCGCCAAAGGCCCGCGTCGTTCGCCGCGCGGCACCATGTCGGACAAGCCCGTATACGTCGGGCTCACCCCCACCGAGCGCGACGAGCTGGAACAGCTCGCCGCGCAGCGCAATCGCTCGATTTCCAGCATGGCGCGCGAGCTGATCCGCATGGGCGTGCTGCAGTTGCGCTTCATCCCTGCGCCCCGTTCCCGCGCTTCACGCCGTTGAACTGAGGAGCACGCATGTACCCCGATCCCAAGCGCGTCCGCAACAACAAGCACACCGTCCGATTCGACGACTACGAGCAGGCCGTTCTCACGGCCCTGGCGAACTACCAGGGCGAGCAGCTCGCCGTGATGATCCGCGAAATCGTGATGCGCGAAGCGACTGCCGTGCTTGCTGAACGAAACGCCTCGATTCTGGAACGCGCCGGCGCCTGAACGAAGGCACCGAAACGCCAACTATGAGTAGCTCCACCGATGCCCGAAACCAGCACGGAAATTTCCCTCTCGGACGCCGAGCTCGACGTGCTGGAACGCGTGCGCCTGCAGCACGGCTTGCCGTCCATCGAGGCGACGGCCGAGTGGCTCGCGAAGCGTCGCCTGCGCCGCACCGCCAAACAGATGAACGGCCGCGGCCGCGCCCTGTATCTCGTCCGGAGTAAGTCGAAATGCGAATCCTGAACCGCTGCCCACATTGCCGCACGCGTGCAACCGCGCGCAGCAGCCGCGAGATGTCGCTGACCTTCCGGGAAGTCACGTACCAGTGCAACAACCCGGAGTGCGGTCACACATACGTCGTGAACATGGAGTTCGCCCGCACGCTGTCGCCGTCCGCAACGCCGAATCTGTCGCTGAATCTGCCGCTCTCGCCGCACGTGCGCGAACGCCTCGCGCTGCAGCTCGAGCTGCCCGTCTAGCGCCCTAACCCGCTTCCCCTGTTTCCCCTCGCATCGTGCCTTTGCGGCGCGAGGGGCTTTTTTTGCCCGAAGAAAGGAGATACGCATGGCCACTCTCGCTTCTACCACCGTCGTGACGGCGTTCGATCCGGCGGCACTCTCCATCGACCAGCGCCGCGACTACCTGCGCGCGCTCTGGCGTGCCGACGTAGATCCGCTTCTGTTCGTCGGCACCGCCCGTCGCCTCGGCTACGTGCTGGGCTGCTACTGGGACGTCGACGCCGGCATGCCCGTCCTGACGCCGATCGTCCTGCACTGAACCGATGCGCGCGCCCCTCACCGACATCGATCTTCGCGCGACCTGGCACCGCCTGCGCATGGCCGGCGACTTCGACGAGTCGATGCGCCATCGCGCCGTGCGCCTTGCCGTGGAATCCGCGGCGCGCGCGATGCAGGACCGCGACCAAGCCCGTTTGCGACGCACGTTCGACGTGAAGCGCCGCGCGGCAAACGACTGCGACGAGTAACCCACCCGCGCCGGTCATCGGCGCACTGACAAGGAATCACACCATGAAGGCTTACGTTTTCGGCGTTGGCGTGCTGCTGATGCTCTCGTTCTCTCTCGCTGGCTTGACCTGCACGGCCGCCGGCGTGCTCCAACGCTTCGACCTGCGGTTCCGGCCGCTGCTGTCGCTCTCGATCGCCGCCGGCGCGCTCGTCGCGCTGATTGTGGCGCTGGCCTGGTCTGTTCCGCCGCGGGGGTAAGACGATGACCACCAACGAAAAGAACTGCGCTGATGCGCTGACGCAACAGCAGATCGAGGAACTGAAGCAGGCTGCGCGTGCAGCGACCCAGGGCGTCTGGAATGTCGGAAAGCGCGGCATGGGCGTCATCACGGGCGGCCCGACGATCGGGTTCGCCCGCGGCAGTGCGCAGCAGCAGCTCGCAATGTTCTGCTCGCATGAATGGATGCGTGATGACGAGCGTGACGCGAACGCCGCGTATTGCGTCGCAGCTCGCCCGGAAATCGTGCTCGCTCTGCTCGAACGCCTCGAACGTGCCGAATTCGCCATCGCCGCTTCCCCCATCAAGCAACCAGCAGCGGCGCTGCGCTTGATCCCCGGCGACAAGCTGCCTGGCAGTGACGACGTAGTGCATGCGTCGGCCTGGTGGCGCGATCCCGGCCACTGTCACGTCGTTTTCGGATCGGAGTTGGAGGCGCGCTTTACCGCCCTGCAGCCCGCGCAGGCCGACGCTCGGAAGGCGCTGACGGCCGATCAACGGGCCGCGATTGAATTCGCGCTCGGCGCCTGCGCGGGCCACCGCGCCGGTGAACCTCACGTTGCCGCACTGGAATCGCTTCTCGCAATGCGCCCCGGCCAGCCGGACACCGAGGGTGTGAACGAGGATGCCGCCGGCGCCCGGGAGGCACGCTCATGAACCGCTCTACAAACACCACGCCGCACGACGCAGCACTGCGGGCCGCCATCGCGGCGGCCGCCGACGTGCTGCGCTTCGACAACCGCCCCGGCAGCGTCGCCCGGCAATGCACGCTCGGCCTGTTCGTCGCCGCCCTGAGCGACCGCCTCGCGCTCGCCTTCCCGCGGTCGGCCGACGCGCTCAAGGCGATCGTGTTCAGCCCGCCGACCAGCAGCAACCCGACCGAAACACCCCTGCAGCAACCTGAGCAACAGCAATAACGATGGCCTCGATCGAAGAACTGAAACAACGCATCGACCTGCACGACCTCGCCGACCGCCTCGGCCTGAAACGCGGCCGCGGCGGCGACCGGGCGCTCTACCACTCGCCGCAGCACGACGACAAGAGCCCGTCGCTGTCGATCTACGTGAACCACCCGAAGCACGGCACCGGCTGGCGCGACCACAGCGCCGACGCCGGCGGCTCGTGCATCGACCTGGTGATTCACGCCCGCGGCGGGTCCGTCGCCGACGCCGTACGCTACCTGCATGACGCCTACGGCATCCCGCTCGACCGGCCGGCGCCGGCGGAGCGCCGCGAGAAATCGACCGTCGAATACATCGCCGACCGATGCTTCGCCGAACGCGACCAGGTGCGCGAATACCTCGCCGGCCGCGGCATCGCTGCCGCCGCGATCGACGCCGCGATCGCCGCGCGCTCGCTCGGCTTCAACACGTGGACCAGCTCGAAGGTCGCCGCCGGCGAAGTCGGCCACGCCGGGCCCGCCGCCGCGTTCATCGTGCGCGCGCCGGGCGACGCGCGCGTCGTCGCGGTCGACATGCGCTACGTCGACCCCGCGCTCAACGGCGGCGTCAAGACGCAGACCCAGGGCGACAAGGCCGGCTATGGCTGGACCGCCGACGCGCGCCGGCTCGACAAGGCGAAGCGCGTGTACATCGTCGAAAGCGCGATCAATGCGCTGTCGATCGACACCTGCGCGCTGCCCGGCGCGGCCGCGCTCGCGCTGCGCGGCCTGGCGAACGTCGACGGCATCGACTTCGCGTTCCTGCGCGGCAAGCAGGTCGTGATCTGCCTGGATAACGACGAACCGTTCGCGGATAACCACCCGCGCGCCGGCCGTCGCCCCGGCCCGGAAGCCGCGTGGGCGCTTTACGAGCGGCTCACGGCGCTGAACATCAGCGCCGTGCTCGTCGACCAGGCCGGCTGGCTCGCGGACCTCGCGGACGGCGAGACGACGCAGAAGCCCATCAACGACGTGAACGACTATCTGCAACTGCGCGGCCCGGCCGAGCTGCAGCGTGCGCTCGACCAGCTCGAACCGTGGCTGATTGCTGGCCTGGCCGGCGACAGCACGCGCCGCGGCCGGCCGCGCATCTTCCTGCCGTCGCACGACTTCGCGCAGTACTGGCGCTTCCGCGTGCGGCCGGACTTCACGAGCTACATCACGAAGATGGACAAGAACGAGGAAAGCGGCGTCGAGACGCCCGTCATGACGGACCTATGCGGCTTCCGCATTGCCGGCATCAGCCGCGTGTCCGTGGCGAGCGCGACGTCGACGATGACGGGCGACGCCGACCAGGCGCCGACCGTCTACTTCGCCGTGTCGGTACAGGCGCCGCGCCACGGCGCGCAGCTCATCCGCCGCGTGATGCTCGACGACCAGCTGCACAACGTCGACCAGTGGGGCAAGTTCGGTCCGATCTGGGCGCCGGCGCCGTTCAAGCGCATGGTGAACATCCTCGAGCGCGGCGCAGACCTCGGCGCGCGCCAGGCAGCGAATTTCGTCGGGCTCGCGTGGCGCGACGGCCGGCTGATCGTCAACGAAGGCCCGGACTGCTACTTCACCGAAGCGGACAAGCAGTGTCCGTATCACAACCTGACCTTTCCAAGCGGCACGGCCAGCGACGCGCGCCGCGTCATCGCCGCCTATCAGACGACGTTCAAGCAGAACGCCGCGACGATTCCGCTCGTCTGGGCGCTCGGCGGCCACCTGAAGGCGCTGCTCGGCTTCTGGCCGCACATCACGATCCAGGCGAACAAGGGCGCCGGCAAGTCGACGCTCATCAAGCGGCTTGAACGCTCGCTCGCGTTCACGATGTTCTCCGGGCAGTCGCTGCAGACCGAGTTCCGTCTGCTCACCAGCATCAGCCACACGAGCCATCCGGTCGGATGGGAAGAACTGTCCGCGCGCCGGCAGGACGTGATCGACAAGGCGGTCGGGCTGCTGCAGGAGAACTACCAGTACACGGTGACGCGGCGCGGCACCGACATGACCGAATACCTGCTGTGCGCGCCCGTGATGCTGGCCGGCGAGGACGTACCGGTGCGCAGCCTGCTCGGCAAGCTCGTCCGCACGACACTGACCGGCAAGCGCGGCCCGCTGCTGCCCGACGACCTGCCGCGCTTCCCGGTCCGGCAATGGCTCGAATTCCTGGCCGGCCTGGACAAGCGCGCCGTGCTCGACCAGTACGCGGCGCTGCGCGACAAGGCGCTGGCCAACTGCCGCGCGAGCGGCGAGGACGACGGCGCCAAGCGCATGGCCGGCAACTACGCAGCCCTCGCGCTTGCCTGGCGCTACCTCTGCGAGTTCGCCGGCATGGACCCGAGCGAAGGCGACTTCCCGCGCGACCTGATCGCTGAGATGAACGGCCACGTCGCCGAAACGAGCGCCGATCGCGAACCGTGGGTCTGGATCATGGAAACCGCGATGTCCGAAATGGACTGCGGCAACTACAAGCACCCGTACACGTTCGATACCGTCGACGGCGAGTTCTGCCTGCTGCTGAACACCGGTCACGTGATGGACCACCTGGCGCACACGAGCGCGCTGCGCGACAAGTGGAACGGCTTGCCCGTGAAGTCCGACCGCGTGTTCAAGGCGCAGCTCAAGCATGCCGGCGTCATCGTCGGCGACAAGGAAGTCGAGCGCCGCATCTACACCCGCCGCGTGCGCTACCTCACGGCGATTTCGGTCGAGCGCCTTGCCGCGTTTGGGCTGCACGTATCGGTGCGTGACGACCTGGTGCGCGACAGCATGGAGGGCGAGCACGCATGACCCGCTCTCAGCCGCCGCGGCCGCCGTGCGGCCGTACCCCTTTCCTCGTCCTTTTCGGCCGCGTAGCGGCCCTGAATTCGGGTTTCAGGCACGTGCGCCGATGCGCGCAGCGGTCGGCGTGCGTCGACCGGCCGGCTCCGCTCTGTTCGCGTCCCCCCGTCCCCCCCGCGAGTCGAAACGGCCGGGCTACAGCGCGAACCGAGAGGGAGCGGGGCCGCGCGGGCGGGTTTTGCCGTGGGGAACGGGCAGGCAGCGCAGAAAACACGGGGATTTCCGGTGTCCGCGCTCCTAAGTCATTGATTCTTGAAGCGAGTGCCGCCCCGTGCCGCATCGTTTTTGCCCCCAATTACGCCCCATTTGCCCCTAGTCCGAATTTCGCGCCGGCCGCCGCCGCGCCTTTCTTTCTTCTCTCTAATTCATTGAAAAAGAAGAAGAAAGAATACGGAGAGAGGCAAGGAATCAGCCTGAAATCGACGCCCAGAGTTATGCCCGTTTTGCCCCTACTTGTGACCGATGCCTATTTTTTAAGCCCCGAGTCAGAAGCGGCCGCCCCGCATAACCAGGGGTAATCAGGGGCAAACAATTTCACGTCAAATCAAATACTTATGGCCGATTCCGTCGAAAACCCTCAATCCCCTAGTTGCGCTGCGTGTGCTCCCCCTGAGCGGGATGCAGGAGCAACGGCGATGCAGACGATCGACCTGATCGCCGCCGCGGCCCTGCTCGGCGCCCATCCAGAAACGGTGCGCCTGAAAGCCAAAGCCGGCGTGCTGCCGGGCCGCAAGGTCGGCAAGCGCTGGATGTTCTCGATAGTTGCCCTGCAGCGCTACCTCGCCGGAGAATGGCTCCCGCGAGTTGTGCAGGGCGATCAACAGGAGGAAGTTGAATCATGTCGCTCTACAAACGGAAGACCAGCCCGAACTGGCAATACAAGCTGTACCCCCCTGGAGGCGGAACGCCGATACAGGGAAGCACTGGCACCAGCGACAAAGCGCAGGCCCAGGAATTCCACGACCGCCTGAAGGTGGATCTGTGGAATCAGGCGCGGCTCGGCACGAAGCCGCGCTACACCTGGAACGAGGCCGTCGTCAGGTACGTCACCGAGCGCGAAGGGCTCCCGAGCCTGGAAACGTCGAAGATTCACCTGCGATGGCTCGATCGGCACCTGTCCGGCGTCGCGCTGGCCGACATCGACCGCGACCGCATCGACGCGATCGCACTGGAAAAGAGGCGGGAACCGCTCGTCATCCGCACGAAGCGCGGCATCGTGACGACCGACAGGACGGTCAGCGCGAGCACGGTGCGCCGCGTGATCGGCGTGCTGAAAGCCGTGCTGAACGCGGCCGTCGAATGGGAATGGCTGAACCGCGCACCGGTGACGAAGCGCGCGAAGGTCGTGTCGAAGCGCATCCGCTGGTTGAGCCAGGCCGAAGCCGAACGGCTGCTGTCCGAACTGCCCGACCACCTGGCCGACATGGCGCGTTTCAGTCTCGAGACTGGCCTGCGCCGCTCGAACGTGACCGGGCTCCAGTGGTCGCAGGTCGACATCGTGCGGCGTGTCGCGTGGATTCACCCGGACCAGGCGAAGGCGAAGAAGGCGATCACGGTACCGCTGTCGGACACGGCGATCGCCGTGCTGCGCCGGCAGCTCGCGATGAAGCGCGCACCCGAGTTCGTCGACAGCGTGTTCGTCTACCAGGGCAAGCCGGTCTATCAGACCGTGACGGCCGCCTGGCGCAAGGCGCTGAACCGCGCCCGCATCAGCGACTTCCGCTGGCACGATCTGCGGCACACGTGGGCGAGCTGGCACGTGCAGCGCGGCACGCCGCTCCAGGTGCTCAAGGAGCTGGGCGGCTGGGAAACGATGGAGATGGTGCAGCGGTACGCGCACCTGTCGGCCGACCACCTGGCGCACTGGGTCGCGCCGCTGACGGCCGAGCCCGCGCCGATGCTGGCTGCAATCTAG